CTATGGCAGATGAGCCAAAAGAAGATCGACAGGACTGTGTTGATAGAAACGTAGCACACCTTGTACTCATGAAAGCTAAAAGCGATTGGGGCAGTGAAAGCTTTACCGCTACTGACTCAGCAGTTAGCGCAGGTAACGGATATACAGCATCATGAGCTATTTAATAGATGCTTACGTATTAGCAACATCATTAATTTCGATAGCCTCAGTAGTATGCAACTACACTGAAACCCCAAAGGACGATATATGGGTTGCTAAAGCTTATAAAGTTTTAGAACAATTCGCGTTCCTTGGCAACAAAGCTAAAAACTAAAGAGGCACCCACACTATGCAAGAAACAAAAGATGTAATTGACGTAGCCGCCGCAAGCACAGGAGTACTAACTATGCTTAGTTGGCTACCGCCTATCGCTTCTCTGTTTACTATAGTGTGGTTAGGCATTAGGATTTATGAAACAGACACCGTTCAAAAGCTTATTAAAAAAGGTAGGATAAAAGATGAGTAAAAAAGGAAATAAGAAAACCGCTAATAAGTCTTTGGAGACTCTGAAACGTAAGCAATATGCTAGGGGTGGTAGAAGAGGAAATCCTCCTGCGCGAAAAGCCGCTCAGCCTGTACAAGAACTAAAGCAAATAAAATCGGCGCTAGAGCCTTTAAAAGTTTCTGATCAAAAGCCTACAAAAATAGGAGGTAAGCCTACTCCTTTACCTAAGCCTAAACCTAGTTTGTTTGCTGATCCTGTTAGAGTTGGTGGAATGAAGAATCCTAAAGATATTAAGCTTCCAGAACCTTCTCGCTCAACAGGCGGTGGAAGAGGCCGACCTATTGGAAACCAACCTACAGTTCCTAATATAGAGCAACAGCTTGGAGGCGGTGGAAGAGAAACTCTGCTTGGAAATCAAACCCCAATCTCTAATGAAAGCATTGCTCCACCAAGCATGGGAAGACCTGCTACGCAAGAGGATATGCTTGATCCTCAGCGGAACGTTTTACAACAAAGACAACTCCAACAACAAAACGCTTTACAAGAAAGCGAAACAATAAAAAACGCGCAGTACACACCGAAGGGAACTTCTAATCTTGCAAATTTAAAAGACTTGCTTGGCTCACAGTTTAATCAAGAAAAGAAAAGCACGGGAGACACAGCTAACTTTCGTAGAGCTTCTCAAACAAACGCTGATGCCGCCAAACAGGACGCAGGTTCTCAAACAAATCAACGGTCTCAAGATGTAGCACAACGGGCTTCTATGCCTCAATCCCAACAGTCTCAAAATGTAGCACAACAAAGCATGATGGGTAGTGGTTTTACAGGACTTACTCCTGCTCAGTTAGCTAAACTTGCTGAAGACTACGGAGGAGGATATAATCCGAACGCGGAAGGAACACAAGAAAACAACGGTAATGGTGGTAATCGAGGCGGTGGCGGTAATCAAGGCGGTAATCAAGGCGGTAATCAAGGCGGTGGCGGCCAAGACGATCAAGCCCCTGCATCCGACACAATGGGTGGAGTCACCATTGAAGGTAAGACAAGCACTGGAGCGCCTAGAGGCGTAACATATGATGCTCCTGTAACAACCTTAGACCAAATGACAGCAGACACAATACTAAGTGAAGATGGCACAGCACCCGCAGGAACCGTAACAGGCGATGAAGACATTCAAAAGCTTGGTGATGCTACAGACGCTACATCAAGCACAGTGACCGCAGACACGCTTACAGCCGAACAAGGAAGGGCAAGTCAGGCCGAAGTTGCAGGAGTTGTCCCAGAGGCTGAGCAGTGGGCCGATAAACTTGTAGATCAGTATCCTGATTTAACTGATTCACAAAGAAAAGAACTTAGAGAGTGGGGCGTAAACAACAAGCAAGGTAGCGAAGCGCCGTTTCCTGCTTTCTTTAGTGACATGGATTTCCTTAAAGGTCTTGAAGCCGCTAACAACATGGAATTTAATACAACTTCAAGAGACGCAACAACTTACAAGGCGACAACTACTGAAGGCGAAATGGACGCAACTGACGCGGCTCAATTTGAGGGTGATCCAACTAAAGCAGAAGCAGGTCAAGTAGATGACATTTCTCAAGCAGGAGAAACTCAACGTGATACCGCCGCTGAAGAAGCCGCCAAAGGAACATTTGCTGATAGACCAGAGTATAAAGATTATGCTACAGCCGCTAGAGATGATTCAGACTACGGTTTTGATACTTCAACAGTAGACGAGCCTCAAGTAACTATAAGTGACGGCGTAACAATACCGCAATCTAAGGTTGATGAAATTAGATTAGATGCTGAAAAACGTGGGCTTGATCCTACAGACGCGCTTAAAGCTTACAGCGAAGCTATGGTTCAGCGTAAAGTCCAATCAGGCGATGCCGCACAAAAAGGATATACGCCTAGAATGGGAGAAGCTCCTGAAGAGACAGCGGCTAGAGCAGAAACTTATGGCGCAGATTATACGCCACAGGGCGGCAACACAGAAATAGATGCTATACCTGCGTATGAAAAAGCCGCAGAAAGTGAAGCTCAAGTAGGCGAAGCAAAAACTAGAAAAGCTACTGAACTAGGCACTGGGCCTTCTGTAGACTTAGAAGGCCGACAAGCTATTACAGGTGACGCGCCTAAAGGAGATGCCTCGCAGATTGGTGGTATCCCTACAGCCGCCGCCGCTAAGTTTGATGCAGTAATAGGTCAAGCACGTAACGCCGCCGCCGCAGACATGATGGCAGTTGTTGCAGATGTTTCTCCTGAAGTTACAGCGGCTATTGCTCAAGACCCTGCAACTGTAGAAGCTCAGCTAGACTCAGGCGCTGATCCTCAAACTGTTGCGGCTATTGCGGCACTTCCAAAAGAAGCATTAGTTTCTACACAGATGGAAAGCTTATTAGCGGGCATGGAAGATGGCGAGACTCCTGCGTGGGCTAGACCTGCTGTAGCGGCTATGGAAGCTAAGATGGCTCAGAGAGGTTTAAGTGCTTCTACTGTAGGTCGTGATGCTTTGTTTAACGCTATCATTCAGAGCGCGTTACCAATAGCACAAAGCAATGCAACAGCACTACAGGCTAGAGCGCAACAAAACCTTAGCAACGAACAACAAGCTAACCTTTCTACTGCTCAGAACACTATGCAAGTACGGATGCAGAATCTTTCTAACCGTCAGACTGCCGCATCTCAGACAGCAGACATGGCACAGCAGATTAAATTACAGCAAGGCACGTTTGATCAACAAGCTGTAATGACGACTGCTCAACAGCAACAAGAAACAAACTTAACTAACGCACAGATGGCTCAGCAACGCGCACAACAAGAGTCTTCCCAGCGTCAGCAAACTGCTATGGCTAACTTAAACACTGGCGCACAAGCAGACTTGGCAAACTTGCAAGCTCTAAATGCCGCAGGGTCGCAGAACATGACGGCTGATCAGCAATCGCGTTTAGCTACGTACAACGCTCAAATAGCTAAGGTTATGCGTACAGCAGAACTAGAGCAAGACATGACAAAAGCTAATCTTGGCCCTGCATTACAGATTGAAATGCAAAACTTGTCTGAACAAAATGCCGCCGCTAAAGATACAATGACCGCAGAACAAACAGAAAGAATGCAGAACATTAACACTCTTATAGACTTCCGTAAAACTGATGCTAATTTTGCACAGCAAATGGAATTAGCTAATTTATCTAACGAACAGCAGATGGAACTAGCTAACTTAGCTGAAAAGTCTAGAGAAGATTCTTCAAACTTTACAGCAGACAATCAGTTTAGGATGCAAGAACTGAATCAGAAAGTTGCACGGGCTACACGCCAAGCAGAACTAACTTCACGCATGGAAGAAGTTAATTTAGATTCTAAGTTAAAAGTAGAACTATCTGAACTTGCAGAAAAGAACACTACTTCTCGTGCAAACATGAGCGCAGAACAACAGACGCGCCTTGCAAACTTAAATGTCTTAGTGGACTTCCGCAAAACTAACGCGGCTATGGCTCAGCAAATGGACTTGGCTAACTTAGGTAACGAGCAACAGATGGAGCTTGCGAATCTTCAAGAGCGTTCAAATGTAGATGCCGCTAACTTTACTGAAGCTAACAGAGGCAGAACTCAAGAGCTTAATACTTTTGTTCAGGTTATGTCGCAGAACGAACAGCTTAAACAAAATGCTGATATGGCTAACCTCTCTATGGAAGAGAAGATAAACCTAGCTAACCTTAGCTCACAGAGTCAAGCTGATATGGCTTCTATGTCTGCTGAGAATGTTCAACAGCTTCAAGTCTACGAAAAGAAAATGGCGGCAGGACAGGTTAACGCACAGCTTGCACAGGCTATGGGCCTAGCAAATCTTAGCAACGAGCAGTCAGCAGGAATGTTTAATGCTCAAATGAATGCTAACTTTGATATGAGTAAAATGAGCAACGAGCAACAAATGGAAATAGCTAACAGTAAGTTTATGCAGACTATGACGGCTACAAAGTTTAGTGCCGATCAGCAGACAGCCCTTTCTAATGCTTCGCTAATAGCTCAAACAGATCTAGCTAATGCTGATGCAAGGACTCGTGTATCTGTAGAGAACGCTAAAAACTTCTTAGCTAAAGATATGGCTAATCTAAGCAATCGTCAACAAGCGGTTGTAATGGATCAGCAGATAGCACAACAAGCTTTGTTATCTGATCAAGCCGCGCAAAACGCCGCAAAACAATTTGGTGCTACTTCTCAGAACCAGATAGATCAGTTTATGATTAGTCAATCTAATAACATGAAGCAGTTTAATACAAGCGCACTTAATGCTATGGAGTCTTTTAATGTTACTGAGGCTAATCGCCAAGCCGCTATTGAAGCAGGTAATCAACTACAGGCTGATTCTTTAACTGCACAGCTTGAAGCAGATATAAGTAAGTTTAATGCTTCTATTGATAATCAGCGCGATACTTGGAATGCCGCGAATGCACAGGCCGTTGAGCAATCTAATGTAAACTGGCGTAGGCAAGCTAACTCAGCAGACACTGCCGCCGCTAACGCCGCTAATCAGCAGAATGTTCAGAACGCTTTTGGTTTATCGTCAATGGATCAAAGTCAGATGTGGCAACAGCTAAGAGATGAAGCGGCTTATGTACGGCAGTCTTATGAAAATGAAGAACAGCGTAAAGCTACGTTGTACGCAACAGCTATAGGAAACGAAGCAGGTGCAGGGGGCGGTAAAAACTCTTCAGGTTCTTCTACGTTAGTTAATTTAGTTAAAGGTGTATTTGGATAAAGGAGTAGTATAGATGGGATTTTTTAGTTTTTTAAAACCTATTAAAAAAATTGTTAAAAAAATAGGCAAGGGTATTAAAAGCGCCTTTAAAAAGTTTGGCAAATTTATGGGTAAGATTGGCATTGTAGGCCAACTAGCTATGATGTTTGTTTTACCGGGAATTGGAAATGCTTTGCTAGGTACGGCAGGTACAGCGGCCACGGTTGCAGGAGTTGGTGGAGCAACTGTAACAGCCGCCGCAATTCCTGCTTCAGGTCTTTTAGGAGGCGCTTTAGGCTCAGTAGGCGTAGCCGCAGGTAAAGCCGCTGTTTGGGTAGGTAATAAAATAGCTACTGTTAAAAACGTATTTAGCAATATTACTCAAGGCATAACTGAAACTTTAGGTAACTTTGCAAAAACCGCAGGTAAGAAACTAGGATTTAAAGGCGACATGTTTACAAATGCGGCTGATAATTTCTTTAGTTCTGGAACTACTGGTGATGCTACTGCACTTTCTAAAAGTTTTGGAAGTACGTCTAAGTTTCAAAATTTAACTACAGATTTTTCTAAAATTTCAAAAATGGTAGATGATGATATAGCTAAAGGAGGTTCTTTTCGATCAACAGAACAAACACTAGCAGAAAAAATACAGGCAACAGATTTTGATGCTCCGAAACTAGCTGATGGATCTATAGATCCTTTTGCAATAGATCCTGAAATGTCAATTGATCCTTCTATATCTAAAGCTATGGGTACAACAGACTTAACTAAGTCTCCTTCTTTATTAGCAGAAAAATCAACTACTGTTCCTGTTTCTACAACAAGTATGGGGACAATAGAAAAGTTTGCAAGAGACAAAGGTGAAGACTTTGTAGATCAAGGAATTAGTGGACTTGCCGCTCAAATAACAGGAACAGGGCCGCAAGCCGCACAGATAACAAACTACAGTAGTTCTCCTGCTCAGTTTACAGAAGTTGGAACAGGAGCAGATTCAATGCTTATGAACACAGGGGCAATACAACAAGATATGCAAGCAGGACTTCAAGGAATGTTTGGACACCCCGCTCTTGTATATAATGCTGAACAAGAAACAGCAAACTTTAGGCGAACAGAAGCTCAACAAATAGCATATAGAGGTGGTATTTAATCATGGCTACATTTGAAGAAGAAGTACAAAATGTAAGGAGTTCATCTAATCGTCCAATTCCCGGTCAATCTTTAACTGCTAATCCTGAAGAACGTGCGCCTTTTGAAAAAGCACCTAGGTTTACTTCTGTACATGCGGCAAGCGAAGACATGTTTATAAAACTTATTGAGCCAAAAGTATATGTTCCTATAATGGAAGCTGTTGATGACGGCATTCCTGTTTTACAAATAACTCAAATGATTTTATTTCAAGAGTTTCAAGATGGTGCATATAATCCAGATCTAATGTTAATGATGGTAGAGCCTGTAGCTTATATGATTATTGCCCTTGCAGAAAGATTAGATTTAGATATTGTTATTGACGAAGATGATGAAGATGACGAAGAAGTTTTTGGAGTAAATTTTAAAGAAGATCAGCTTAAACAGCTTAAAGGGGCCGCGTCAACTGGTGCAGTTCCCGCAGGAATGCTGACACCTGCAATGCAAGAAAAGATGGAAGACCTCCCTGAAACTCTTGAAGAAACTTCTGAGCCTGAAGAAAGTCTCCTATCTCCTCCAGTAGCTGAAGAAGCACCTGAAGAAACTGAAACCCCTGAAAGTTTAATGGCAAGAAGGTAATCAAATAATGGCTATAGAAGAATTTGGAAAAAGTTTACTAGCAGATGTACGCAAACGTAAAGACGATCAAGCCCGTGATGCTCGTAGACGCGAAGAAAGGAATGCTTTAAAAGAACTTGCAATTACAGGCGTTGTTAGTATAGGCAACTCTATGCTTAAAGATAAAGCTAATTCGTTTTTAGAAACTGAACAGTTTTATAAAGAAAACATGCAGTTTAAAAAGGGACACGGTATTGCTAGTGAGTACATAAATAATGAAAAACTTGCTAGAGAAGACACTCTTGGTTATGATGCTTACTGGTCAAACGTAGCGCCTTCAGGACAAGTAGATGCCGCAATGACAGAAAAATATGGAGATATGAAAAAATATAACACTGCTGATTGGAAAGCTAATCGTGCAGAGTTAATGAAAGAAATTGGAATGGCGGCTAGAAAAAACCACGAAGATGGGCTTACAATTGCACAGTCATTTATTAATCAAGCAGGTGATAAAGGCGCTGAGTTTTATGCAGACTTTGCAAAACAATCTAGGCCAATAACGCTTAAAGATTTAATAATGAACAAAGCTAAAGAAGCGTTAGGGGGTAACGATTTAAATGTTGCATCTAGAGAACTAACTCGTAAAGGTTATTTAGGAGATGCTCAAGCTTTAATTGCTTATGACAAAGCGTGGGATGAAACAGGCGATAACAAAATTTCTAAGTTCTTTGCAGACACTTCAAAAAAACTAGGTGGGGCCGCGCCTATAATTAAAGAAGACTTTGAAGATTTAGGAGGAACAGATTCTTTAGGAAATGATCTTGGCAAAGTAAAAGTTTATAAAGCTACTTATTGGGATGGATCTGAAAAGTATGTCACCCCTGACGGAGATACATTTACACCTGAAAAAGCACGTATCCATAAACAATATAATACTTGGGTTGGTCAGAATCTTGGAACTACGGAAGCCGCGAAATCAAATCAAGCTATAGGTGAATTAGCTTTAGCAAGTCACGCAACTAATGAAGAACGCGATTTTTTTATTGACCATTCAAAAACAGTAGCTAGAAAAAGTGGGGATAGAGACAAAGCTATAGCTAAAGCAAACCGTGAAACTGCGGCAAGCATAGCAGGATTAAAACTTATTTATACAGGTAGAGATTACGGTTTAAGCGAACGAGTAGGAAGTAGACTAGCTGTTGCAATGCATAAAAAAGTACTAGAAAGCAGACAAGCTCAACGAGAGTCAAATGTTTTAGGGGCTAATCCGTATGATTTTTCAAATATTTTAGGAACAGCTTTAGTAATGGTTGAGCAACAGTCAGTTGCAGAACGAGCTACAGATTTTACACAGGAAGACATTAAAGAGTTTATAAGCTCTCCTGAAAATTTAAGAGCTATGTTTGAAGATTATGACGAGTTAACTCCCGATGCTCTTAAAGCCTACGGAAATTTAGTTGAAGAAGCGGGCGACCCGTACTTGAGCATGGCTCATAAAAGAATGGAAAGGTTTATAAATATTTCTGAAACTAAAAATACTAAAGATTTAAAAGAAATATATAATTACTACCAAGCTGAGCAAATGGCACTGCCTATCACTGCTCCTACTTTAGCTGAAGTAGAGTCTACAATTACTACACCTGTAGTTCCTGAACTTGTTTCTCTTTCTAAACTTGTTAAACCTAATGAAGTTTCTACTTCACGAGGTTCAAGTTATCTTAATCCCATGTCGGGGAAAAGATATGCTAAAAAAGCCCCTACACAACTAGAGGCGTATAACAAATTACTAGCTCTTCAAACAGTAGCACAAAAGAAAAAAGCAAGGGCTGACGAATCTACAGCTAGTTTAAAACCTGAATTTAGAAATAGGATAGGTACTCCACAGAAAGCCTCAATGAAATCAATTGCTGAGTTAGAAAAAGCATACAAAGATTACATTACTAAGTACGGAGAGTAAAATGAGTAATAGGATTACCGGAGAATTTCCAGATTTACGTGACGAAGACGCTTCTTCTTTTGGAACAGGCAAAACTACAAGTTTAACTCCCTATACAGCTACTAAGTTTAGGGCTGACGAAAGTGTAAAACAAGATTGGTCAGTTGTGCGGGAGTACATGGCAGGTAAAGTCCTTGATCCCGCATCTTTAGATTTAATGTCTGAAGACGCAGATGTCTTAGAGTCTTTTCGTGACAGCGAATCTCGTTTTGAAAACATGATAGCTAAAGCAATGGTTTTAGAAGATGCTCCTGAAGAAATTAAAGAAAGCTATAAACGCATACAAAGTAAATTTGCCAATGTAAATAACGAAGGTATTGGTGAGTGGGCAGGAATGATAAAAGACTATGGCATAGACGCTGTTACTGATCCTTTTAACATTGGTGCTGTGTGGTTTGCGGCACAGACAGGCGGCGTTGGCGCTCCTGCGGCACTAGCGGCTAGAGAAACAGGCAAAGCAGTAGCTAAGACTGCGCTTAAAAAGGCTTTAACTGGCCCTTCTGCTGTTGCTCGTTTACCCTCTAAAGGCGTATCAACTATAGTGCGTGAAGTACCTACTCAAGAATCAACACTACGAACTCTTAGAGCTTTGATGGATAAAAACCCTATGAAATCTGTAGCGGCTATTGGTGCGGCTCAAGGAACAATAGATGATTTAGCTTATCAAAATCTAAACATTACTGTAGGCTCCCAAGAAGATTTTAATCCGCTTCAAACAGTGGCTACAGCAGGAATTTCAGCAGGTTTAAATGTTGGGATGACTGTCGGTATTAAAAAGTTAACTCAGAAATTTAAAGTTGACTCTGACATGGATGAGTTTACACCTGAAAGGGGCGCTGAGCTTTTTGACGAGGGCATTGAAGGCGAATGGATTCCTGCTTCTGCGGCTTCTTTAATAGATGACCTCCCTTTACTTTCAGGAACTACTAGAAATTATGAAAACATTACACCTGACGAAGAGCTTATAAAAAAATATGCGGCTGATTTAGGGGGTGGTGCTAAAACTGTAGAAGAGGTGCAAGCTATTATCATGGCGGCGGCTAAAACAGAAACAACAGCAGGAGCCATAAAAAATAAAATAAAGAAAGATCTATATGCTCACGCTACTCACGGCACTAGCCGTTGGCTTGGAAAAGCTTCAGGAGTTCTAAGCCCCTTTGCAAAAGTATCTTCAACAGCTAAAATATTACAAGAAAAATTCTCTCATGAAATAGGCATAGATTGGAAAGTCAATAGTCGTTTAGTTGGTAAAGACTTTTTTGAAACTCAACGCGAGATACAGGGTCGTTTCTTTGAAGACTACAGAGCTATTGTAGAGCCGTTAGCTACCAGTAAATTTTTAAGGCGTAACAAAGACAACGCTAAACTTGCTGATGAAGTTAACAATGCTTTAATGTTAGCAGTGCGTGGACAAAAAGCAACAAGCGCAAATGGTCTTACTGCTGAAATGAACAAAGCAATTAATAAATCTTCAGTGGGCGTTAAAAAACTATACAAGCAAATGGGTTCTGAGCTTAAAGAAGCAGGGCTTATTGAAAATGAAGTAGCCGATTACATCCCACGCTCTTGGAACCGTAAAGCTATTTTTGAAAATCAAAAAGGCTTAGCTAAGTTGTTTGAAGATCAAGGCGTTGTGCCTAAAGGAAAGGGCATGGAAACCGTTAAAGACATGTTGAAGATTGATAACCAATTAGATAGCGGTGGCTCTGGTGGTTTCTTTTTCTCAGCTAAACGATCTTTTGACAACATTAAAAAAGATGCAGATTTTCAAGAGTTTTTAGATACTGACGTTAGAGCAAGCATGAACCTCTATACTTTTCAAGCCGCTAAAGGTCTAGCAAAAGTTAGAGCTTTGGGTGTTCGGAATGAAAAAGAATTTAAAAGTTTTTACATTGATCGCATTAGAAAAGAAATGGCTGAAGCAGGAGAAACATTTACAAAAAAAGACGCTGAAAGAATTACTAGAGTATATCGCACTACTACTTCTGAAAACTTAAATAGGTTTGGAAAGTACTCACAGGGCGCAGTAGATGGCTACGGTTTAATAAACAGAGTAGCTTACTTAGGTCTTGCAACGGTATCTAGTTTGACAGAAGTGTTTTTAAATGTGAGTAAGTCAGGATTTAGAAATAGTTTTAAAGGTCTAGGAGAAGCAATGGAGCTTTCTTACAAAGGAGCTACAGGTAACATGCAAGCTAAGCTCATGTCTCAGCATGGTATAACAGCCGCAGAAGCCAGAGCAGAAATGCGTAAGTTTAGTTTAGGCATGGACATGGGCTTGACTCAGCTAGAGAACCGTTTAGGTGGTGATGATTTACAAACTAAGTGGATGCAGAAAGCAAGTAGCGGTTTCTTTAAAATGACTCTGCTTGAAGATTGGACTAAGTTTGTACAGACAAGTTCGTTTATGAGCGGTAAGAATTTAATTGAAGAGAACATTCAAGCCCTTGTAGCTCACGGAGCTAGGCCGCTAGGCAAAAGACAGAACACTTTAATAGGTGAGTTAGCTGAGCTAGATATAGATTATAAAGATGCAATGAAGTGGTATAAAAATGGAGCTAAACGAAACGAGGAGTTTTATGACAAAACTTTTCTTGCGGGTGCGGCGCGGTATGCTAACTCTGTAATCTTACAGCCTTCTGGCATGTCTAACTTAAAGCCATTGTTGTTTAGCAATCCTAAAACCTCAATAGCTTTTCAGTTGATGGGTTATCCTGCGGCGTTTACAAACACTGTTCTTAAAGGAAGCATAAAACAAATTACAAAGGATGTTCGGAGCGGCGACCCGCGCAACGTAGGTAAAGTTGCAGTAACTGCTTTATCAATGGTTCAGGTTGCTCGTATTATGAATGATTGGAGATCAGACGGTAAGTCAGAAGAAAAAGGAACTGGCGATGCATTGTTCCAAGCCGTAAAACGTGTAGGCGGTTTAGGTATCCTAGCTGACAACATTACTAAGTCGTATGATGCCGCCAAGTACAATCAATCTGTACTTGGTTATGGTACACTGCCTTTTGGCCCGTTAGCTACTGATGCTTTAAGCGTAGGTCGGCGCGGTATAACACCTACATTAGTTAGGAAAATTCCTGCCGCTTTATCGCCAGTACAGAAAATTTTAGGTATTGTAGATGAAGAGGCCGCTGAAATTTTTAAAGCTGACATGGATCATTTTGTTTATACGGCTGATAAAAGTCTTTCTGAATTTGAACAAGGGTTTATCCCAGAGTTTGAAGCTGATGAAGGCATGTTAGGATTTGCAACAGGCGGCATAGTCAAAGATGTGCCTAACGTACCTACTGAGCCTGACGAAAGAATTGATAAGATTACAGGTCTGCCATATAACGCACAAGCAGGTGACGCGTATATAGACATTGAAGACCGTGCTAAGTTTTCTATGGGTGGGCGTATACTAGCTAAAAATCTTGTAGGTGCTGTTCAAAAAGCTTCTAGGCTTGTAACTAAACGTCAGCCAGAACTAGACCCTGACGGTGCAATACTACACGGTATTGAAGATGATCTTTTAGATTTAAATAAATCTATAAAAGCTAACAGACCTTCTAGAGATTATCAAAATGTACCTCTGGCATCAAGAAACGAAAAAGTCACAACAAGTTTCCTAGATGAAAATGGTTACACCGATTATAGCGGGACAGGTAAAAAAGATTTTACTTACGAGCTAATGGAAGATGGGTCTTACAAAGTTTACACACCTTACGTAGATGCTAAAGGCAAAGAAAAATTAGGCGTTAAGACATTTAAAGACCCAACTTTAAAACAGCTTAGAACATATATGGGGTACGCTGAAGGGGGTCTGGTTGAAAGACTTCAGAAGTTTGAAGGCGGCGTAGCTGTAGAAGAACCTTCTAGCATCTTAGATACTGTTTCTAAAATGGCATCGTCAGCAGGAGTAGCAATATTAAAACACTTTGACACAGCCCCTAACCAAGAACAACTACAACAGATTGAAAAAGTAGCAAAAAAAATTGACGCTAAAACAATAGAAGGCGTAGATCAAGAACTTATGAACGAGTACAAAGAAGGAGTTATTATTAATGCTCTTGCAGTTCAAGGGACTCCGACTACTCCTAATAAAAAACCTAAAACATATTACGGCAAAAACGCTATTAGTAGAGTAGAGGAAGATGAAGGAGAGTTAAACAGCTTACAGAAGTACGTTGTTGAACACGAAGGTTTTGTAGGTGGTGAGTATAAGGATACTAAAAATATTGTAACAAGTGGTGTAGGGCAAACAGGTAAATATAAAAACATGACTTTTAAGGAAGTGTTTAAAATTCATCAGGAAGAAGCTAAAAGATATGTTCCTAAATTTGATAGTCTTTCTGAGAAGCAACAGAAAGCTTTAATGTCTTTAGTGTATAGGGGCGACCTACAGAAAAGCCCTACTTTTAGAGATCGTGTTAATGAAGGAAACTTTGAACAAGCGGCTATAGAACTATTAGACCATAAAGAGTATCGCGAGTATAAAAGAATTGCTAAAGAGGGTGGAGATGTTAGCGGTATTATAGGTCGCTTAGAAGAAGCTTCAGAGTTTATTAAAGGTTAATATGGGCTTTCCCTTTGAGATAATTACAATGCTTGGCTCTACCGTTCTTGGTGGAGTCATGAGCGTGTGGGCAGAAAGCCGCAAGGACAAAGCAGAGCATCAAAAGCTTCTTATAACTCGCGGTGAGTTCGGACAGAAAGCTGTTAAGGCGGCACGAGATGTTAAGGACAAAGGTTTCCAGTGGACTCGTAGGATCATTGCGCTGTCTTCAGTCTTTGCTATTGTAATACTGCCTAAGCTAGTGGCTGTGTATTATCCTATGGTAGATGTTACGGTAGGCTACACAAACTTTCAACCGGGATTTTTGTTTCTTACTCAGGGCAAAGATGTGTTTGAGTGGATAACTTTTCAAGGTTTAGTTATAACACAGCTTGATACTAATCTGGTTTCAGCTATTATTGGCATGTATTTTGGCGGCAGTTTAGTGAGTAAAAAATAATGAATCCAAAAACAACTATGGAAATGATAGAAACCATAGGCATTCCTGCGGCGTTTGCTGTAGGACTAGGATACCTTGTATGGAAACTGTTCCAACATTTGATAGCAGATGTACATAAGAAACTAGATACTCAGCACGGAATGATTGTTGCGTTAATAGACAGAGTAAGACAGATGGACAACGACATGATACGGATAGACTCTATGGTGAGAACTGCTATGGGGATTCAAGTAGATGTAGATAGGATAGCAAGAGCAGACGGAAAAAAAGATCAGAGGAAAGATTAGCATGAAATTAGTACCTACATTTAGAAGCCACAAGACACTACGAAACTGTTGGTTCTGTGTGGCATTCTGGTGTTTTTTTGTAGTGTTGTGGTCAGGCCATACCTTAGCAGATCAAATAACACACAAGTTTAAAAGCCCTAGTTTCAACGGCGTAAATACTTCTTCACACTACCTGACAATTGAGAACCAAGAATTTAATCGCAAGTCAGATATAGCTGATGAGATTAAAGCGTATCAAGAAGAGCTTGAGCGCGATGCAGAGAACACTACGCTTGCAAGGTTTATACGCAACTTAGAATCACGCATCTACGCAGAGCTTAGTCGCCAGTTAGTTAACAACCTCTTTGGCGAGACAGCAAGTACAGGGGGAACGATTGAGCTAGAGGGCAACACTATTACGTACACCATTGACGGTGATTTTATAACCCTAATAATAACGGATGCAAATGGAAATACGACAGAGATTACTCTACCCATTGGTACTTTTACTTTCTAGCTGTTCTATAGTTGATCAGTTTGAAGATACTTATAATCAACGGTTTAGTGCAAACGATGTAGTTAGGATAAATGAACTTCAATCACATGCTTTAAGGGACGCTGTAGCTCCCGTAGTACAGCCTATAGTTGCGGTTTATCCTAGTTCTTTTACAGACCAGACAGGACAGAGGAAAAGCAACAGCTCTTTTGCCCTCTTCTCTACGGCTGTGACACAGCAACCTAGCGCCTTGTTAATAAGAGCGTTGAAACACGCAAGCAACGGCAAGTTTTTTAGAGTTGTAGAGCGCGTAGGCTTAGATAACCTGACAAAAGAAAGACAGTTAATACGCTCAGCGCGAGAGCAGGTTTCTAATGAAGGTGGCGCTAAGAAAGTACCGCCTCTATTATTTGCGGGTGTGTTATTAGAAGGCGCGGTTATCGCTTATGATTCAAACCTAAGCACTGGTGGAGTTGGCGCTAGATATTTAGGCATAGGCAAGAGCGCACAGTACAGAGAAGATAACATTACGGTGTCATTAAGGATGGTGTCCGTAGCTACAGGGGAAATACTTGTAGAGGTTATGAGTCAGAAAACAGTGTTTAGTTACGGACAATCAGATGATGTTTTTAAATTTATAGAAATGGGTACGGAGCTTGTTGAAATTGAAGCAGGTAACTCGCGCAACGAGTCAACCACAATAGCATTAATGAAAGCAATAGAAGGTGCCGTACTAGAGTTAATAAATATTGGATACAACAGAGGGTTTTGGACTTATGAAAAAGATAAATAACGGCCTATTGATTTTGCTCTTTAGTGGTGTTGCTTATGGTGCCGATAACGAGGTGTACATTGAGCAGTCAGGCGCAACGGCCAATATTGACATAGAACAGCTAGGCACCAGTAACTTGATTGGTGGTTTAAATTCAAGCGCAGGAAACCTAACGCCTCTTGATTTAGATGGCTCTAGTTTAACGCTTGACATTAACATGATAGGTAACACTAACAAGTTCTTTGGCGACATCTATGCTGATAGCTTCACAGGGCTATATAATTTTGTAGGATCAAGCAATCTTTTTACAATCCAAGTAGATCCAACCAATACTTACGGGGCTAATAGTTCAAATCAAAATGTTTCAGTCACGGGGGCAAGCAACACAATGACACTTAATCAAGGCACTACTGCTTTAGCGGCAACCCTTGATCTTGATTGGATTATACAAGGTTCTAACAACACCATAACCTCAAATATTAACATCGATGGTGCGACAAATTATGTAGATATCGATGGTTCTGACAACACGCTCACATATACAGGAACTGGTGTGACTGCAAGTGCAGGAGGCTATTTCTACCTTGACCAGACAGGTGGATCGCGGACATTCAACATCCAACAACTGAGTACCCAAGATAATGACTGGCTTAAAATACTTTCTACTGGCTCTGGCGGTACTGTTTGCGTCATTCAAAACGATCAAGGTACAAGCCTCTCTTGCTGAGATTGGTGGTGTGTCTGAGGTATCTGGATACGCACAAATTAAAAGAGAACAAGCGCCCCTTGTCGCAGACTTAAAGTTTGCCGTTCAGACCAACGATCAAGCAGTCACCGCGAATGGCAGGATGGCTATTACGTTTCTTGATGACTCAGTTGTAAAGCTGACTGAGCATAGTCAACTAACAATAGATAAGTACATATATGATCCTGACCCAAGCAAGTCTAAGATGGCTCTTACGTTTGGACTAGGAACTGCACGGTTTATAAGCGGTAAGCTAAATAAAAAAAATTTAAAATTAAGAACTCCTACGGCAGATATTGCAATTCGCGGCACGGACTTCACGGCCACAGTAGACGAATTAGGCCGCAGTCTGATTATACTCCTGCCCGATAAGTTTGGTGTATCAAGCGGAGAGATAGAAGTGTTAACAGCTACAGGCAGTGTGTTGTTGAACAAGCCCTACCAAGCAACAACGGTGTCGGTGTTTGAGTCAGCGCCCTCTAAGCCTGTAATACTAGACTTAACTCTAGACTTTATTGATAACATGCTTATTGTTACACCCCCAAAAGAAGAAGCGGTAGTAGCTGAAGAAAGAGTTGCAAAGACAGCAAACATCCTAGACTTTAATGAGCTAGACATAGACTACCTAGACGAAGACTTTTTAGAAGATGACAGCCTTGAGTTTACTGAGCTAGATATAAATTTTCTAGATGTTAATTACCTTGAAGACTTGTTAAACATATTAGATGTGTTGGCTGTACAAGAAGAGAAGGATGGCTTAGCACAGGTTTCAGGCGTAACTATATCAGGAACATCTTTAGGTACAGACCCTGAGACACAGATTACTGCTCTTATAACAGGACAGATAATAAGCCTGATTAGAAACGTAAGTGAGTACACGCGATTAGATTTAGATACTACAGGGGGCTACACAGTGATACTGATTCAAGATGGGATCTCTAATACTGTGAAGATCAACGGAGGTGATTCTGTAATTAGGATTACGCAGGAAGGATAATGACTAACTATAAAAGATATATAAAATTAAAGTATGGTTTTCCACTAACCCGACAAGGCAATACAATAAATATATTAGTGTAGAGTAAGGAGAACATCATAAAAAAAATAATTATAGGGCTTGTTGTTGCGCTTTTGTTTGCGGCCTTAGTATATCAGCCCACACTGGTTGAGGTTATAAAGCTCAGAACCTTTGATGCTCTTGTTAAGACTGAACAACCTACAGGTAACATAGTCCTGCTTAACTTGACAGAAGAAGATATACATAATGAGGGTGGTTGGCCTTTCCCGCGTGAACGCTTAGCGGATATACACGTAGACCTACTGAATGCAGGGGCTACTTCTGTTGCATGGGTTGCAGTCTTTAGTGAGCCAGACAGGTTTGGCGGTGACGGTATTTTTGCAAGGGCTTTGTCGTACCACCCTTCAGTAATTGCTATGTTTGAAACTGACGGCTACAAAGAGATACCTCAAACAGAAGGTACAGTGATACTAGGTGATGATGTTGGCGGCATAGAAGCTACAGGAGTTACGCAGAACATTCAAATCCTTAAAGATGTAGCACTACAAGGGATAGTATCAGCGCCAGTAGATGTAGATAACTTAGTCAGACGTATGCCGCTACTAATGAGAAGTCCAGATGGTTGGATGGCAAGCTTTGGTACGCAGTTACTCAAGGCGGTTACAGGAACAAACACCTACGTTATTAAAACTAGCGTCAGCGGAATACAAGAGGTGCGCGTCAAGCAGTTAAACCCTATACCCACAGACAGACACGGCAGAGTATGGGTAAACTGGGTAGAGGTAGATAGCACTACCTTAGATAAGATGGACGTAGAGGGCAAGATGGTGATAGTAGGAACCACCGCTAAGGGGATACTTCCGCAGGTTGCTACCCCTAAAGGGCTTTGGAATCCTCACCAAATACAAGCGGCGTTAGTTGAAACTGTACTACACGCCTCTAATAAACGTATGCCCGCTATCCCGCCTATCGCTATGTTTTGTGAGGCAGTGGTTTTTTTAGTAGGAGTGTTCTTAGTTTTTCTAGCTCTTAATTACTTAGGAGTCTATGCAGGTTTAATTTTATCTGTAGGTGTTATGTCTAGTACTGCACTGCTAGGAGTTTATTTGATACGGAACGGGATACTGATTGATGTTACATGGCCGCTGATCTCTGAGTTTGTAGTAGCCTCAACAACATTCTACCTCAACTACAAAGAACAATACAAACTGAGGCAACAGATCAAGAAGCAATTTGAGCATTACCTAGACCCACGACAGGTTAAACTCTTGCAAGATAACCCAGAGTTACTAAAGCTTGGGGGCGAAAAAAAGTATTGCACATTCTTGTTTACAGATGTAAGAGGCTTCACAGCCCTATCAGAGAGCGTAACCCCAGAAGAAGTAACCTACATTATGAACAGGGCATTGACAGCACAGCAATCGGCAGTCGCTCAATATGGTGGATGCGTAGATAAATACATCGGAGATGCGCTGATGGCTATCTTTGGAGCGCCACTAGACTTAGAAAACCACGAAGACAAAGCCATAGAGTGTGCTAAACAAATAGCAATAAACATGGAAGAGTTGAACGTAGAGTTTGCGGCCAAGGGGTTACCTCCAATTAAGATAGGGATAGGAATTAATAGCGGCGAGGCTATCATTGGTAACATGGGATCAGAGCAGAGGTTTGATTACACCGCTATCGGTGACGCAGTTAATATTGCGGCAAGGCTAGAGTCAGGTACTAAGGCGGCAGGTGTAGATGTGTTGATAGGGTTTAGCACTAGGAAAGGATCTAGTATTAAGCTAAAGCCACTATCGCCCATTGAGGCTAAAGGTAAAGCACAGAAGTTAAAAGTATACACTCTTAACTAGGAGTCATTATTGTGGCGTACAGTGAAAAAGTTATAGATCATTATGAAAACCCAAGGAATGTGGGCCAACTGGATGAGACATCTAAAAATGTAGGCACTGGAATGGTAGGCGCTCCCGCTTGCGGCGATGTAATGCGCTTACAAATCCGTGTTAATGATGAAGGTATTATTGAAGATGCAAAGTTTAAGACTTACGGCTGTGGTTCAGCCATTGCATCGAGTTCGCTTTTAACTGAATGGGTTAAAGGTAAGCGTTTAGATGAAGCTGAAAAGATAGAGAACACGCATATCGCCGAAGAATTGGCGCTTCCTCCAGTTAAGATACACTGCTCTGTACTTGCTGAAGATGCAATCAAAACAGCAGTGCGTGACGTTAGAGCAAAGCAAGGAAGATAATTAAATAAGAGAGAGGAATTACTAATGCCGGCAAAGAAAAAAAAGTCAACAGTCAACGAGGCAGGTAACTATACTAAGCCTACAATGCGTAAAAGATTGTTTAAAAAGATTACAGCGGGGACTAAGGGCGGCAAAGCAGGACAGTGGAGCGCACGAAAAGCTCAGATGCTTGCCAAGCAATACAAAGAAGCAGGAGGAGGTTACAAATGAAAGGTGTTAAACATTATAAGAAAGACGGTACAGAGCATAAAGGTTCTAGTCACAAAATGCCTAATGGTTCTTTGCACACTAACAAGACCCACACCAAGACAAGTGTAAAGTTATTTCATTTGAAGGAATTGTCAGCTAAGGCAAAAGCTAAGGCGAAAAAGTAATGACACTTAAAAAATCTCAGAAGTCTTTGAAGGCTTGGACAAAACAAGAATGGACTACTAAGTCAGGTAAGCCTAGTGCTAAAACTGGTGAGCGTTATCTACCTAAGAAGGCTATCAAGGCTCTAACACCTGCACAGTATGCGGCTACAACTAAAAAGAAAAGAGCGGATACTAAGAAGGGCAAACAGCACAGCGCACAGCCCAAGAAAATTGCCGCTAAAACTAAACCACATAGGAAAAAATAATGGCTACTCCCAGAAAAGGTAAAGCAAAAGTAAAGGTTACAGCTAGTGGTAAGAAGGTTAGTTATGGTCAAGCAGGAAAGGCAAAGGGCGGTGGGCCTAGAGTAAAACCCGGAACAAGTAAAGGCGATAGCTACTGCGCGAGAAGTCTGGGTATAAAGAAGGGTCTTCCTAAGAAAAAACAAAACGACCCAAACACTCCGAACAACTTGTCGCGAAAGCGTTGGAAGTGTTCGGGTGCTAAGTCTAAAAAGTAAATGTTAATGGTGAGTAATGAAAAAGTTTTGGAAACTGTGGGCTTTGAGCCTAGGCGAGAAAGTGGGAGACACAGATTCCGAAGCTAATGCCGTGGCTGTTATACGGACAACGCTAGTCACTATTAATTTAATTTGTTGCTTTTGTATAATGGCTAATATCTTACTGCATTAAGAGGTCATATGGTTTAGGGCGTTGAGTTCATCCTCCAAGAACTTATGTAACGCCTCTAGTTTTGGTTTTGTAAGATGTACAATGTTTCTTATAATTAACAATTCATCATCTTTAAAGGCTAAGTGAAGATCCTTTTCGGGGATGCCGCTCATCTCTGTAACGACATGTCCCCGATCATTCACTAGTATCTTAAACCCTAAGATGTTAGCCTCTGTCTTCTTAAACAATTTCACATGCACCACCTACACACGCTAATTCTTGTGAGCCTGTAGTATTATCCTCCATTTCATACTGTTCTAACTCACTCCAATCAACATCCTTGGGCATCTCCGCTACTAACTCCTTGTACTTTTCAGCACTTATGTCTTCATAGGGTGCTTGCTGATACACATGATCACTGACAGGTAGTAAGCTAATGCCGCTACAGATATCAAAGTTATCCCATATCCACTGCGCTACTTGAAGGAACTCATCGTCAGTGTAGTACACCGTGATGCTTGGCTTATGCTCACACCAACTGTTCTG